CCCAAATGCCGCAGCGTCCGAGGACGTCGATCCGTTCGCGATGTTCCCGAGCACCTGCCCGTTGAATCCGACCGCGCTGTCCGCCGCGGCGAGCGCCGTCTTGACCTCGGAGAACTGGATCACGCTCCCCGCACCTCGCGTCAGGTTGCCATCGCCATCGACCTCGACATTCGTACTCCCGGAGCCCGCGAGCGCGGGGACCTTGATCGCCGTTCCAGAGATTTCCACCACGGTCGCGAGCGCGGCGCCCGCGGTCCGTGCCTGCGCAACGAACTTCGTGTCCTCGCTGCTTGCCGTGAGGTCTGTCGCGGCAAAGCCGATCCGCCCGTAGTTCTCAACGCCGCCGCCGGACACCTCGCCCACGTATTTGGTGGCAGGACCGAAGCCCGCGCCCGCGGTGCCCGAAGAGAGCGCCGTTACCTGTTCGACATCGACAAGAGCGGTCGTTGCCGAACTGGTGCGTTTCGTCCCAAACGGGGTAACTGTCGTGCTCTCAAACTCGACGGTGCTATCGATATCATCGATTACGGTCGCGTCCGTCAAGAGCGCGTTGGCCGTGCGCGTGAGGTACGGTGCGTCGTACTGCCCGACGTTCAACGCGTCGGCCGCGCGGATTCCGCGGTTGAGAAGCGCCGTGGATCCGAACGTCGGATCGCTTTCCATCTTTTCGCCAGCCGCGCCCACCTCAGACCCACCCGCGCACGGAACATAGAACTTGCACGTTGCCGTGGTCGCATTGGCATCAGCGATCCCGGTTTGCGCGTCAATGCCGCTGTTGGTTCGGACCCACAGAAGCGCCGCGGTGCCAGCGTCAAGAGACGTGAACGTGACCGTCTGCCCGACCGTGCCCGATTGGACAAGGGTGTAGTCGTCAACGGCGCTCGTCTCGTCGGTCGACAGGATGGCCCACTCAACCCTCTTGACGCCGGCCGTGCTGTCGAGCGTGGCAGTGTACTGCGTAGTCGCCGCGAGCGAGGCTTTGACGCCCGGCGATCCGCCGTTGATCTTGATCTGGGGTGCGGCCATTGGACCTTTGAAATGCAGAAGGCCCACGCGGCCGGAGCCGGTGAGCCTTCGATGTGGTGCTTGTAATGGCGCGGTCAACGCAGAAGCGTTTGCGCGCAGAAAGAACGAGTGAGCAGGCTTGAGCGCCTGCCACGCGTCAGATGCGCCCTCTTGTTGGAGCGCGCGAAACGTGCTCCACAAAAGGCGACCCGGGTCGACGCGCTACCGCCGACCTGGGCCTGACCGAACCCCTGATCTGAACAGGAGCACGGCTATGGTGACCCTACGCGCTGCCCGCGAAACAGGCAAGAACGCGGCACTTTCTTCCTGTGGCGCCGGAGCGGGCGTGCGCATTTCGGCGGCCTGCGTGGTCCCCTAAGCGGTCCGGAATCCAAGCGCGGCTTGAATGTCCGCGATCCCTTCACTCTCCCCAGCGACAGCGCTAGGCGTGTTGTTCGCGATAAAGTCCAGATAGGCCACAATGGCGCTCGGAAGTGCTAACGGCGCCGCCATGGAGTTGGTGACGTCTGGCGCAGCATGCGCGGCCGGCAATGACACCGTGACGCGATGCCGCTCATAGGAGCGTTCGCGCAGGTCCGCTTTCAGCACGATCGCCTCCCCGAGCGTCGTTGCCGTCGGCGCCACCTGAAGCGTGTTTTTCGTGTCATCGCCGCCTGCGTGCCAGGTGCCGCCCGCGAGCGTCGCTTCACGGTGCGACGTGAGCCGTGTCGATGCTTCGTTTAAACGGGCCAGTGCAGCGGGGACGCTATAGGCCTTTTCGCGAAGAATCGTGTTGGTCGTGTCCGCGTACGCGTGGACCCCCGACGACTCCGTAGTTGCCAGGAAGTGCGCAGCGATCTTCTCGCAAAGTGTATTGACGTCCGCGACGAATTCCACATCCAGCGAATTGACCGCGACGCCTTCAAGCGCCGCTACTGCTGCGGCGACCGTCGGGTCCAGCGTCGCAACGCGGGCCAACTCCGTAGCAGGGCGTACCAACTCCGCGCGTCGGACGGTGTCATTCACAACAAGCAATCGCAGCGTGACCGCATGGCCGTTCACGGGCACGATCGGCAACTCCGCGTAAGCGCCAACGTAAATTGTGGTGCTCGCGGTACTGAGAACGCGGCTTTGCGGCGCGGCGAAGGGGTGCCCCGCGAAGGACGGCATTGCCTGCGCGGTGAATCGCTCTGTTGCCAGGACGGCGTACTCACCTGGAACGTCGAACGTGATGATGTTCGACGGAGCACCGCCTGCACCATAGTCCGCGCCAAGAAGCGACGCGGTCGCTGTCTCGGTCGTGAGATCGTCCAGCAACCCAAGGGTGAGCCGCTCGGCGGTGACCGCGTCCAGCGTGACGCGCTTGTTGTTGCTGGCGCTGCCCGAGATGTCGACCGTCATGCCAACCGTGAATCCAGCGGCGATAAACGACCCTTGCGAGCGCGTGATCGCGGCCGGAGCAACGGGCGCCGAGGTTGCCGGAACGAACGTGAATCGCTCCAGATTAACTCGCACCGTCATCGGATGTCGCTCGACGATTTGGCCAAGCGCAAGACGGCTTCCGACCGGAACAGCCGTCAGCTCCCACTGCGTGTCCTCGTCAGCCGCAGCATCGCTCGATCCGAGGAGCGCGCACGGCTCACCCACGGCGACATAGAGCGGCAGTGTCGACAGAGAGAGCGTCATTGCGCCTTGTCTTGCGACGTGACATCAACAGTGGTCGTGCAGCCATACCATTCGGTATACGTCTCGTTCGGCGCTGCTTCACCGTTGAAGAGTGCGTAATAAGTGCACTTCTCGTTATCGATCACTTCGCTCAGGCCAGTGACCGAAAATCCGTGGTGCGCGTTGTAGTCCGCGAGGACCGACGTCGGATCGGTGACCGTTGTCCCGATTTGGGTGACGGTGCCTGTTGTGATGTCGGTTTTCCACACCGACAATTGCACACGTGTTCCAGGCAAAGTGCCAGTGTCGTTTCGGTTGTGGTACGCAGTGACCGTTTTCAGCGTGGAGTCATCTGGCATCACGAGGTATTGGATGCCCTGCTCAACGGGCGTGCCGATGCTGATCTTTTGGAACTTCACGGCGCCCGTGTCGTTGTTGAACAGCAACGACCGCTGCGTCCGCGGGATGGTCTCAACTCCGTATTGAAACCGCTTCGCGTCGCCGGTCCCATTGAGTTTGAGACCCGCGGTTCCTTGAATCTCGATTGCGGTCGACGGGGTGATGATGCCGCCGCCGACGCCGTCCACCGCGCGCGGGAGGTAGGTGCGCAGGTAGTTCAGAAACGCGGCCGGGATCGACATCACGTTGTTGACGAACACCGTGGACCACGAGGGAATCGTCATAACAAATCCTGCCCCACAATCGATTGATTCACGATGAAATCAGACCCGACGCCGATGTGATACGTCATCCAAGCCGGAAGCAGCTTGTCGAGTTGGTCCCGCAGTCGCGCGACCTTGGCGAGGAAGCTCGCGCCGTCGAGCCCGTTTCGGTTGACCCGCACGCCGATGGTCGCGACGTTGGAGCACCACTCAAAACCGGGCGGGCCAGGGATGCCACCGGGCCAATAGGCCACGACTGCCGCGGGGTCGACCGTGACGACCGCCTCGTAATTGATCCCCATCGACTTGGCACACACGTCTTCGATGTCGGGGATCGCGTTATTCAGGAGCCCGCGCATGCGAGCGGCGACGGCCGCGCGGCGCGCGTAGTCCGATGTTCCCGGCGCTGGCGTGATGTTGAGGATCTCCTCCCACACGGGGAGCATCTCCAGCATCTTCTCTGGGATCGCTTGGTTCGCGAGGCGCCGGCCCGCGCTCCACACCATGTGGACGCCGCGCGCTTGCACGAACGTCTCGACCGCGTGGACAGGATCTTCCGGGTCGTACCCTGGCTCAAGCGCCGTCAGCAGCGCTTGGTGCTCGACGCGCAATGGTAGCGTGCGCGTGCCGCCGAACCTGAAGGGAAACCCGCCGTAAAGTCCAAACGACAATTGCCGCTCTCCGCTTTTCTACCGCAGGTAGCCGGAGATCTGGGCCAGCCCGCCGAGGTCCGAGAGGGAGCCCGATGCGTTGTAGACCTTGATCGTCACGACGTTAGACGCGATCTCGGTGACCCGCGCGTGCCCGTCGTTCGGGCCGGCGACGTTGAGGCCACTCGTGAACGTGAACGCGACTTGCTGCGTCTCGGCAACAGCTTCCATGTTCGTGACGCCGACGAGCGCGTCATCGAACTCGGTGGGCCAGGTCGCCTCGTAAATGCCAGTGGCCGTCTTCACGATAGTCGGCTTCTGCGCGCTGCCGTTGCCCCACACGCCCGAGACGGAGACCGCCGCATTCGCGTCGAGCGTGTACGGCGCCGCCTCCGTGGTCGGGTAGAACCCGAACCACGTCATCCCCACCGCGAGCGTCATCTGTGCCGTGTCGCAGGCCTTGCGGTTGTACTGCGCGGCGGCCAGTTCCGAGACGGGATCCTCAGCGGCCTTTTCGTCCTGAAATGGCGCGCCGTAGTTTTCGAGGGTGCGAGGGTTCAAAGGGTCATGCCTTCCAGATCGCGAACTGCTTGAGGGTCAGGATCCGCGGCGGGTCCGTTGTCGTGCTCGGCACCGCGGGCCCCGTGATCGCCGTCGTGGTGCCCGTTTCCAGGCGCAGCCCGTAGACCGCCTCCAGCTCGGGCGAGGCCTTCTGCAAGGCGCCGAGGATGCGGTTGTCGAGGTCGCGCGGATGCCTCGTGCTCGCCGTCGGGTAGCGGCGCGAGCGAGGCAGCAATTCGAGCGAGGCCGTCTTCTCGCCGGGGCCGAGCGCTTCCACCTGCGTGAGCATGTTCTTGGCGTAGGTGACGAGGTTCTCGGCGCCGGCCGACACGTACGCGTTCAACGGCGACGTCTTGAATCCGGCCGCGCCTTCGAGGCCCTGAACCTTGATCGTCCACGCGCCCGAGACGCCGCCGACGGTTGTGATCGTGTACTGGTGCATCACCTGACCGACCGCGTCCCAGATGCCGATCGCGTTGCCCACGGACGGAGCGTCGACTGTGCGCACCGTCGCAACGCCGGCCGCGTAGGCGGTCACTTTGCCGTCGTCCGAGCCCGCTGCGGGGGCTCCTTGGGGCCAAGGGGCACCGTCGCGCCAACCGCCGCCCGCGCCTCCGGCAACGGCCGCGTCGGGCAACGTGGCGCGGAGCACGACGTCCACGCCTTGCTCTTCAACGCTGGTCACGTTGATGTCCGCGTGTCCTGGAAGCGCCCCAGCGAGCGCCGAGGCCACGATCGAGACGTTGGCCCCGCTCAGGGTCCGATCGCCCGCGGCCTTCGTGACCGCCACGTCCAGCGACGACGGGCCGCGGACCGCGGCGTATACATAAGCGGCTTCCACGGCAGCGCTGGCGTCCTCGGCGGTCGCCTTGACGGAAGCGGCGTTGCCGCCGACGCTCGGGTTTGCCAGGCGGTCGAGGAGGCGGGTACGGAGAACCTCTTCGGTGTCGGTGTCCGCGCCGCCGTCGATGCCGCCGACCGCGACCGTGGCGATGTTGCCCATCGCGCCCACGGCGGCCGACGTCCAGACGAGTTTGGTGCCGGCCTTCTGGTTGCCGCTGGTGCCCGCGAGGACCGCACGCAACTCGACGGATCCGCCGTTCGACTTCGTGTTGACCGCGATCGTCTCAAACAGGGCGCCGTTGGGGGCGAGCGCGCGGTAGCCGCTCGGAATGGTGACGGTACCCGAGCAGACGATGGTAACAGGGCCATTCGCCTTACTGGCGGGCCGCGGCTTTACGCCGAAGACGCCCGCGAGTTGCACGAGCGCCTCGCCCTTTGCGACGAGCGGGTTGAAATCTTCGAGCGCGATCTGGTTGTTCGCGAACGCGACAACCAGCCGGCGAGCGAGCGCCTCACACCGGATGTAGTGGTCAGAGCCGGGGAGAACGTTGACCGTGATGCCGACGCGCGCCAAGCCGAGCTTGATCGTGCGCAACATGCCGTCGCGGATCTCTTCCACGGTCGGGTAGTTGATGTTGCCGACGGTCGGAAGGGTCATGTTTCCTACAGCGCCTTGACGTACTGGTAGGTGCCAGTCCGAAGATTCTTGAACCGCACCACGATGCCCTCGGTCGCAGGCGCAGTGTGGCCCACGGACGCCTCGTCAAGTTCGATGTCCGGGTCGCGCGTGTCGAGCATCGGGGCGAGCGCCGCACGGATCGCTTGTTCCATGTCGGCCTCGCCTTGCGGCGTGACGAAGTCGGGTAACTTCACGCCGAAGGCGAGCAGGAGCACGACGCGCTGCGCGGTCTCATCCATCGCCTCGAAGCCGCCATCGTCGGCGACCACGTAGCGGCGCGTCTTGGTGTTCACCTTGCGCGCGCTCCCGATCTTCGCGGGAACGCTTTCCGCGGGGTCGTCGGACGGATAGCCGAACACCGAGAGGCCGAAGGGGGAGAAGCCGAGGCCGACGCTCATGTCTTGATCACGTACGCGACACCCACTGCGATGTCTGGAATCGTGGGCAGGGTGAAGTGGGTCGCATCCACGGCGCCGAAGGTCGTGCCGATCGCGGTGAACAGCGCGGCGTACGAAGCGCGCAGGACAGATGCCCCGTTGCACGCGAGCCAGCCCGTTGGGATTGTCGCGCCGGCAAACGCTGCCACGTGGCCCGGAGAGAGCAGGGGGGTCGGCAAGGCCGCGAGGATCTCGGGGTAGATCGCAGTCGCAAGGGCGTTCGCGTCGAGCGCGAGCCCGTGCTTCATGGCGTAGCCTGCGGGGCCGTTCGGGATGGCCGGCGCGGGCACGTCCGCGAGCATCGCAACGCGCGCGTCGAAGATGGCGCCCGCGAGGCCGCTGCTCGTGACGGTGCCGTCGGCGGCGACAGTGACGGATCCTTGGCTCATGTCAGAAGGGGCACGCGATGGGAGGAAGAACGGGGAACGCGGGGACCGGGATCGGTGGCACGGGGATCGGCGGTAGCACTGCGGCGAGGTCGACCGACAGAGCGAAGCCCGGCGGCTTTGGCAAGGCTGGTGCCTGTGGGAAAGACGGCAGCATCACGACGGGAATCGGTAGCGGCGGCAAGACCGCGGCGAGGTCGATCGCGAGCGCGAAGCCGGGAGGCTTTGGCAGGGCCGGCGCCTCGGGGAACGTGGGGATCGCCACCGGCAGCACCGGGAGTGGCAAGGCGAGCGGCGGGAGCGCGGGGAGGTCGCACATTTTACTTTGCCACGTAGACGCTAGAGGAACTGAGTCCTGCTTGCCCCATGGGACCGTAGATGACCGAGTCGACGCCGGGGATTCCAGGGCGCACGGCGCCGCCGGTGAGGCCGAGCGTCACGAACGGCGCATCCACGTTCACGATGCCAGCCGTGATCGCCGCACCCTTGGTTGCGTCCAGCGTGAGCGTCGCGGATCCCGCGGGGCCCGTGGCGGTCAAAACGATCTTGCCGTTCTGCCCGTCGAGCAGGATTGTGCACCCGCCGCAGCGGATTGTGATGGTCCCGTCGTCGCCGTTGAGGTCGAGGATTTGGCCCTTGCCTCCAACAGGCGGAGTGCTCTTCGCCTCGGTGTAGAGGCCGACTCGTTGCGTCTCGCGCTTCATGAAAAAGCGCGTTGGCCCGTCCGTGACAATGAGCCGATCTCCGGGATCCATCGTGCCGGCTTGCACGGCGAAGCGGTTGTCGCGGAAAGCGAAGACGCGCTGTTGCTGCCCGTCGACAAGGTAGAGCGCTTGGCAGGTGCCCTTGTCGCTTCGCTCGTTCGGCCGCGCGAGGAACCCGTCCGCGCCCCACACCTGAACGTCGATGTGCTCGCCCTCGCCGGTCGTGTCCTCGCCGAGATTGACGCGCACCTCGCCGTTTTCTGCGGTGCTGTGGAGTACGTCGGCGATTGCCGTGAGATGGTCGGCGAAGCGAGGCATTAGATCCCGTGCGAGAGGATGAGGAGGTCGACGAACTGAATCGCACCGTCGGAGAGACGCTTCACGAAGAGCGTGACGTTGCGCATGACGCGGACTTGCTGGTCCCCGGTCAACTTCGACGTCTTCGCCGCAAGACCCATGTCCGCAACGGCTTTGTCGGTGAGCTGAATAACAACGGTGCCTGTGCGGGTCGAGTCGATCGTGGAGACGTCCAGCCACTTGAGCGCGGCGTCATCGGTCCGCTGCCGCGCATACCAGACATAGGAGGAGCCCGCGGCAACGTCCGTCGCGAGCCCGTTGCATGTGACCTCGACCGGAAACTGCGTCGCCGGCTTCGGGAGCATGGTGATCGTGCTCGAAAAGCCGTTCGCGCGCACGAGGTCCACGGGCCACTTCTCGGCGCCGTCCAGCTCAAACTCCGCGCCCTCGATCGATGACACCGTGGTCTCGGTCGCGGGCAGTGCGTCGGAGAGCGTGAGAACCAGCGGCGCCACGAAAGACACGGTGTACTGCCCATCGTTGCTCGCGGTGCCCGAGACGCTTGCCGTCATGCCGGCCGTGAAGCCGTCCGCGGTGAACGAGCCAGAGGCGCGCGTGATCTTGTTGGTGGCGCTGTCGTACGCGAGCGAGACACCTGTGGTGCGCGCCACGCGAGCGAACTGGTGCCGAAGATCCTGGTAGCCAGCGAGAACAGTCATGACGCGAGACGTCTCATTGCTTCGTCACGCGACAGGACCTCCCCAAAGATCGCCCGCGTCAGATTGTCAAGGTCCGCTCCGGTAGCGGTCACCGGAGACAACTTGTCCATCTCGTCTGCCATCTGTTCATTCCATGCCGCGACCACGATCAGTCCGGCGCGCCGCGCTGGTGGCAACATCGGATTCATGGAAAGCGCGTATTGCTTGCATGCGAGCGAGCGGCAGTGGTCGGCGATTCTCATGGCTTGAGACTAACCACCGCCCGGCGCATCGCCAAGGACCAGCGAGCCAGGCACGATCAACTTGAGTCGCGTCTTCTGCCCACCGTTGCGATCTTGCGTGAGCGTGCGCTCCAGGATCCACATGGGCTCGTCAAAGCCGATGGCCTCGATCCGCACGTTTACCATGGTGCCGGCCGTCCAGATGTAGCCCGTGGTCGACACGAACCCGTCAACCGTGCCCGAGATGGTGAACGCGTCTTTCGCGCGGATGCCCATCGCGAGTTTCGCGACAGACACACACCGCGATCGGTCGCGCGCGTTCTTGTCTTTGATGATCAGCGGCTTGTACGAGGCCGCGGTCGAGGATTTGTACGCTGGCCGCTGAAGAGATAGGTAGTTCGCGGGGACCGTTGCATCGGGGAGCGCCGTTTGCGTCTGTCCAGGCTGATCGTTTGGATTACCACGAACGCGACACTCGCTGAACTGATCGTCGTTGGTGTCGACAATCTCGATGTCGTCAATGAAGCGGTCGCCCTCCGCGTTCGGGTCGGCGCTTTGAATGAGCGTTGCGACCGGATCGTGGCCATAGTCCGGCGCTCGAATAATGAGCGCGCCGTCCACGTTGCAGTGGAGCGCCACGCCGTAACGAGTCAGGAGTCGCGCGCAGAACTGATAGGCCGTCTCGCCCTCTTGCGCGGCACACTGGTCTTGTTTCAACTCGTCGACCGCGCGCGGAGAGGCGCCGCCCTTGAGCGGCTTGCCCGTGATCGCGCTGACGTTCGCCGTGTTGTCGCCGTCGATCTCGGTGTCGAACCCATACGGCCCGAGTGCCTTCAGGACAATGTCCGCGAGAGGCGCGTCCGTCTGTCCCTTGAAAGACAGCTTCGGGTCCACGCTGCCCTGGTACGGCGTGATCAGCGGTGTTTGGCACTCGACGGAGAACGTGACGCCGCTCTTTGCGGAAACGTTCGTCGTGACCGTCTGAATGAGAAAGCCGCCCTGGTTGGCGTTGTTCACGAAGAGCGTGACCAGTTCGCCCTTTTTGAGGTGCTCCTGATACAGCGGGATACGGGCACGTCCCGGTGCCGCTTCGAACTTGTGCATCCCGAGCGGGTCAGTCCACGTGTCGCGCGACTCCAGAGACAGCCACTCCGAGAACACGGTCCCGTCGTTGAACTGCATGCGGACGGCCGCGCGGTTGCCTTGGGCCATGTGCTACGTCGCGGCCCCGTCGATCCAGACGATGCGCGTGCTCCCGTTGTGGCCGTGGATTGCTTCGAGCGTTGTGATGCTTGGATAGAACGCAACCGACGTGTGCACCGTGCGCCACGTCAGCGCGCAATACCCGTTGCTGAACTCGACACCTTCGGCGACCGCGCCAGTCCCGGACACGCCGGTTGCGTCCACGTCGCGATGCAATTCGAATCGTCTCATTTGCCCGTGTAGTAGGTGATCGCGGTGCCCTTCTCGACGATGGGCGAGCGGAGCAGATGCAGGTTGAGCTGAATCACCTCTGCCTCAGTGTTCCCGACCTCCGCGGCGAAGTCCGCGAGTGTGGTGTCCGCCTGTGTGAACTTCGAGCCTGTGGAGCGCAGATCCTTTGACGCCTTGTTCGCGGCGTCGCTGGCCAACTCCCACAGATGCACGAGGTTGTCGTACAGCACATAGGAGCGCGGATCCGTGAGACCCTCCGCGGCCGAAATCATCTGCTCAAGGCTTCCTGCCACCTGATTGGCGTACCCGGTGAGCGTCGTTTGCGCGTCCCAGATGCCCGTGGTGATTGCCTTGAACGCGGAGAGCAGGTCCGTGTCGAGCGCTTGTGAAGGCCACGGGATGTTGTAGATGCCGGCCGCCTGAAACGCGGCCTTGGCGACTTGCAGCCCGCCCGGATAGGGCTCCTTGAACTTGGTGGGCTTGTCGATGTCGTCGACCGTCTCGGTGAACGAGACGTCAACCGTGATGCCCGCCGTCGTCTGCGCGACGAACTGCACATCACCTTCCTCGACCCGCGCGCGAAGCGGGCCGAGAACAGGGTGCTTCATTGGGCCCGACGAGCCGTCGAAAAGCGCTTTACGCCACACTGGCCACTTCTTCGTGAAGGCGCCCGCTTCGAGCGTCTCCAAAAAGAACATGCGCACACGGATCTTGAGCGGATCCCGGCCCGCGTTGTCGTGCCCCGCCGCATCGATGTACGGATATCGCCGCTCTGCCTGAGAATGCGAGAAGTGGACAGGCGCGCTCTCAATGTGCGGCCATTCCAGGTTCCGGAACGAGAAGAGCGGCAGCCCGTGGATGACTTGCGCAGGTGCGACCATTACACGCCCGAGACGATGGCCCCTTGTTTTGTAGCGCCGACCTTGTTCATGGCTGCGGCAGCGTTCTTCGCGGCCTCTGCCGCGGCGGCAAGCGCGGCCTGGATGTCTTCCGTCTTGACGGTGGGGGCCGCATCAATCGATCGCCCCGCCGCGACGTCGCCCTGGAATCGGTGACGCACGTCTTGTCCTGCCTGTGTCTCGTCGTACAGGTTCGTTTGCAGCCAGTCGTTGGCTTGCAACCCGCCGCCGTCCTTGTTCATGAGGCCACGCCCGAGACGATGGACCCTCGCTTCGCAGCGCCGACCTTGTTCATGGCTGCGGCAGCGTTCTTCGCGGCTTCTGCCGCGGCGGCGAGCGCGGCTTGAATGTCCTGAGTATTAACGGGCGTCTCAATCGACTTCTCCGCCTGGCCTTCTGCTTGGTATCTGTGGCGCACGTCGCGCTGATTGTCTGTTTCGTTGGCAAAATTTCGCATGAACCAATCGTTATTGAACATGCTGTTTTGCTTGGCCTTGTCGGCCACGACTTCCGCCGCCGCTTCGCCTTGGTTCCCGTCGCCAGCGGCTCGGTATTGGGCGATAAAATCGTCGCGAGACATCGGACCATTGTTTTTGGACTTGTCGGATTCGTCGAGCCCCCACATGTCACGATAGGCGTTGTCGCGACCAATGAACAACGAGTCGCGGGCAGCCTGCTGTTCTTTGGTGAGCGGGCCAGTGCCTTGCTTTTCGTATACAGACTTGTCGAACGCAGCAGCGGCCTTGTTGGCGCGCGCCTCTTCGTCCGCAAGGATCTCGGCTTTGCTTTTCCGCTTAACGAAGCCCGTCTCTTTGGCGAACCACACCACTGCTTCGGCGCCGAGGCCCACGGCTTCAATGAACGGATCGAGGAGGCTTTCTTTGCCGTTCAGCGACTCGGCCAGTTTGCCGAGCGACGGGAGGAGATCGGCGGCCACCTTGGACTTGAGCGACTCCCACGCGGCGGAGAGTTGTGCGCTCGACATCTCCTGCGCCAGCGCGGCGTCCTCTTGGACGTCAGCGTAGTCGCCGGGGGCGTCGATCGCTTTCGTGAACTCTTCACGCAAGACGGCAACCGCAGCCGCGGTCTTTTGCGCTTCCGTCCCCTCGGTGTTGCGGTACTTCTCGCTGTACTTTGCGATCAGCGGGTTGATGGCGCGGATGCCCTGCTCGCCAAAGATCGACGTGAGCCCGGCCGACTTTTTGGCCATGTCGCCCTTGCCCACCTTGGAGATCGATTCGACGATGAGATCGCGCACGTCGCGCGCCTTGCCGCTCTTGTCGAAGACCTTGACGTCCTCTGCGCCGAGTTGCTTTTGCTTCGTTTTGAGGTTGGTGAGGAGGTTCTCGACCGCGGTCGTGGCCTGTTCGGCGGAGCCAGTGCCAGTGCGGGCGATCTGCGTGAGACCGCCGAGGATCTTGACGCCGCCGACGCCGCGCGGGATACCGAACGAGGCGCCGGAGGCGGCGAGTCGCTGGAACTGCGAGGCGGCATCCTTCAACTCGAAAGCGCCGTTCTTGCCTTGGAACGTGAGGGCGGCCAGCGCGTCGCGCATGTCCTCAATACCCTTCACGTCGAACTGCTGAGACAGCGACGCGGCGGCCTCGGCGACGTCGCCCACGTTGGCGCCAGAGGCGCTCGCAATCGTGGCGAACGTGCCTTGCGACTTGACCGCGGTGTCGAGATCGCCGGTGAGCGACACGAAGCGCGCCACGGCGTCCGCGATGCCGGCGGCGCTCTGCCCCGGCGTGGCCATCGCAGTAGCCTCGAAGCCGCGACGCAACTCGTTCGGATCGCGCGCTTTTTGCCCGGCGCCGCGTGCCGAGATGGCGATGCGAGCGGCGGCCTCTTGAAGCTGCATCGACTCGCCCGCGGCAGATCCGATAAGAGCGCTCCCGGCGACGCCCGCGGTTGCCAGCCCACCGAAGATGGTTCCTGTTGCCAGATCCCGTAGCGCGCCCTTGGCCTTGAAGAAGTCGCCGACCGACGTCTGGCTGCGCTTCTCCGCGGCATCGCGCTCTTTTTTTTCCTTGCGAGCGGCCTCTTTTGCCGCACG